ATACCCAGAACTCGCAAAGAAAGAACAAGAGAAGGTCACGGCAGCAGAAGAAACTCTTCGTCGCTCACCACTACCTATCTTCGTAGGATAACTAAATGTCTGATAACGAATGGTCTAGACCAGCATCGCCACCGCCTCCGCTCTTTCTCGGTAAGAAGGAGCGTGATCTTGTTAAGCAAGTCAATGACGAACTTGTAGAAAAGGTAATCGGACAACAGATCCTTTATTATCCCATTGATCTCGAAACAACAAACTTTCACGAACTTTATGGCGAGGCAATAGAAAAAACATTCCTACCACCCGTAAGAATCTACGCACTCGTCAAGTTTGATAACGAAGACACAACCTACCTAGATTCAGTAGGAGTAGATAACGTTTCACAAATTACCGTCCATTTCCATAAACGCAGACTAACAGAAGACCAAGACGTTTTTGTAAGAGAGGGAGACTTTGTTCTTTATGGAGATCTCTACTACGAGATCATGAAACTCTCAACACAAAGAAAACTATTCGGTCAAGTAAACCAAACATTTGAAGTGTCTGCCCTATGTAAGAGAGCGCGCAAGGGACTATTCGATGCTACCTGATAACTTTGATTTCGCACAACTCCCAGAAGACCAGAAGGAATTTACCCTACAAGAGATAGGGATGCTTGCTTCTCGAATTGAAGACATCGATTATGCGATGATGTCTTGGATCAAAGAAGACCTTGATCTAACAACGCTAACCAACGAAGGCTACAAGCGTGTTCCTGTTCTTTGGCAAACACCCGAGCGCGCGTTCCAAATCAAGAACAACAGAGACCTTCGAGATCCAAACAACAACAACTCTGGTGCGATTATCTTACCCGCAATTACAGTTGAGAGAACTGGTATTACCAAAGACCCAACCAACAAGGGCGGCTTTCAAGCCCACATCTTCTCGAATAAACGCAACGGCAGAGTAGGTCGTATGACTATCGCCAAACGAATCAAGCAGGACAAGACCCGCAACTTTGCAGTTGTTGGCAACACCCGCACAAACACATCAGGAGATAGGCAGAAATTCTTCCCGAGAGAGAACAAGAAGGTCGTTATTGAAACCCTTTCAATTCCTATCCCTATTTATGTCAATCTCGACTACAAGATCATAGTTAAGACAGAATACCAACAGCAAATGAACGATCTTACTCAGCCCTTCATGACGAGAACAGGACAAATAAATTCATTTGTAATGCGTAGAAACGGACATCTCTATGAAGCATTTATCGACCAAGGTTTCAACCAGTCCAATAATGTCGCCAATCTAGGTGAAGACGAAAGACAATTCACCAGCGAAGTAAACATCAAGGTATTAGGCTATCTTATAGGTGAAGGCAACAGCGACGACAGACCTATCGTTGTCAAAGAAGAAAGTATAGTAGAGGTTGCTTTCCCGAGAGAAACAGTAGTCCCAGCAGGCAACGATAACTTTTTTATGGACTAATGACATCCTGAAGTGTTTTGGGTTTGAACCTTACTATTTAAACTATGATTGATAATGCTTTTCAGCATATTACTTAAAAAGTGAGGAATAACTAATGCCCGTAAAAAGTTTTAAATTTGTGTCTCCCGGTGTGTTTATCAACGAAATTGATAACTCATTCCGCCCCCGCAGACCCGATACAATTGGTCCAGTAGTGATTGGACGCTCTGTAAGAGGTCTCGCGATGCAACCTGTGAAGTTGGAGTCATATTCTGACTTCCTAACCATGTATGGAGATACAGTTCCCGGTAACGCTGGTGGCGACATTTACCGCGATGGCAACTACCAGTCACCAATGTATGGCACTTACGCGGCCAAGGCTTTCCTAAACGCCTCTGTTGCTCCCGTAACTTACATGCGCCTTTTGGGTTCCCAGAACGATAACGCTACCGATGCCGGAAAGGCTGGTTGGCAGACCACTGAGAGCCCAGATGCACAGACATTTGCTAAGTTAGTATTAAGTAGACACGATGCTTTAGCTAGCACTACACAAACAATAGCTTTGACTGCAAGTGGGGAGACCTTTTTGGTTACCTTTACTAATGGTGCAACTAGCGAGACTTCATTTACCGCAGGAACCCCACAGACTGCTGAACTAAAAGCAGACGCCGCGAGTCTCGCAACACAAATTTCTGACATGGTTACCCTCTTTGGCTCCATGGCTAATTACGATTGTCTTAGTAGTTCTGCGGAAGACGGTATCGTTATTCGCTCAAGAGTCGGTTTAAACCATGCCGATCACGATATTGTTACAGGCTCAACACAGACAACTGTATCATTAGTTGGAACTGCTACCGCTGGCGCAGGCACACTAACCGATAACGGCGGCGCTTACGGACTCTGGGTATTCCCATCAAGCTCCAACGATACTGCCGATACTGGCGGCTCAAGCACAGATGATCTCGGTTCAGCGATGCTTGGTGCTGTCTGGTACATGGACGAGGACAGCCAGATTCGTCTTTCCGGTTCCCTCGCCAACAGCACAGTCAAGGCAGAAGGCATCGGTATGGTTATCGAGTCTGATGCAAATGGTCTATTTACCGCTACTGTTAAGGGCTCAAAAGCAAAAACTGATACTGATGAAAAGTTTGCATTCAACTTCGATGATTCTGATCAGAGATTCGTTCGCAAGGTATTCAACACCAACCCACAACTCGTTAATGGTGGAGATTTTTATGACGATACACTAGAACGTAACTACTGGCTTGGTGAAACATTTGAGCAGGAACTACGCGAAGGACAGACTGGTGTTGGCTCACTTACCGGTAGTGGTACAGGCAACTCTATTCTATCACAAAAGATGTTCGGTGTTATTCTCCCAATCAAGAAGGGAACAGAATCACCAGCAACCATGAGATTAGGAACCCAAGAAGCACAGACTGGCTGGGTTATCGGTCAGGATATTGGCGCTGCTGGTTCATGGGTGCCCGAACAGGCTTACAAGCTTTTCCGTCTCAAGGGTCGCGGTCACGGCGAGTGGCTACACAAAAACGTAAAGGTTTCAATCGAGAATATTCGCTACTCTAACACTCAGACAAATGAGTTTGGTACTTTCTCGCTTGTTCTTCGCTCATTAACTGACACCGATGCTAACCCTGTTGTGCTTGAGAGATTCGATAATCTAACTCTCGATCCACGCTCAACAAACTACATCTCAAGAAGAATTGGTGACCAATACTACTCTTGGGTTGAGTCTGAAAGAAGGCTAAGACTATACGGCGAGTACCCCAACCAGTCTAAATTCGTATACGTCTCAGATATTAATGAAGGAAACATCCAGAACGCCAACTCTCTAGTTCCGTTCGGCTACTTTGGTCCTCCAAACTTCGCATCTGTTACAAGCTGGAGTGGTTCTGCTAGTGATTCAGCAGTAACCGATAGCTACATTTACACAACTGGCGATTTCGGTGCCGGTGTTGATGGCTTACTCTCCGGTTCAACCGGTAACTTCACCGGCTCACTACTATGGCCTGCCGTAAGACTTCGCCACTCTGCCTCCGATGGTGGTCTTTCCGACCAGACTGATGCCTACTTCGGTATGCAAACCTCAAGAACCGTTGGTGGAACTCGTGGCGATGTGTCAACTAGAGATTACCATAGGCTTTGGTTAGCTTCCGGTTGGGGCGGTAGTAGTGCGGGCTTGGTAGCACAAGAATACATTTTTACTATGGATGATATTGTAGCAAATGTGACTGGCGCTTACTACGCCTCTGGTTCTCGTGCTGATGGTACCAGTAAAACAGCGACAAGTGATTACAAGGGACTTATCGATCTCGGATACAACAAGTTTACCATGCCACTATGGGGAGGTTTTGATGGCTTTGATATTACCAAGCCCGATCCACTTTGGAATGGTGGCATGACTGGTGGAACTGAACTAACAAACTACGCCTACAACACTTACAGGCGCGCAATCGATACCGTTGCAGATCCAGAATTCATAGACATGAATTTGCTTGCTGTCCCCGGTCTAACCAACACTGGACTAACAACCCACATGGTTGATGTTTGCGAAGCTCGTGCTGATGCTCTAGCTCTAGTTGATCTGCCCGATGTTTATCTACCAACATCAGAGGGTTCTTACAGCACAAAGTCTACGCTTGCAAGTCGTCAAGTGGCAAACCCAACTACCGCTGCTAATTCCCTACGTGATCGCCAGATTGATTCATCTTACGGTGCGACATTCTACCCTTGGGTACAGACTGTTGATGAGCCAACCGGTCAGGCACTCTGGATTCCACCTTCAGTTGCCATGATGGGTGTCCTTGCAAGCTCCGAGAGATCATCACAAATCTGGTTTGCTCCAGCAGGCTTCAACAGAGGTGGCCTTTCCGACGGTGCAGCAGGTATTCCTGTCACTGGCGTCTCACGCAGACTAACCTCCAAGGAGCGCGACGTTCTTTACGAGGCTCGAATCAACCCAATTGCCAGCTTCCCAAGCACCGGCATTGTAGTATTCGGTCAGAAGACCCTACAGGAGCGCCCATCTGCTCTAGACCGTATCAACGTGCGTCGTCTAGTCATCTACCTCAAGAAGCAGATCTCCATCCTTTCTACTCAGATTCTCTTTGAGCAGAACGTACAGGCAACTTGGAACCGCTTCAAGGGTCTCATCGAGCCATTCCTTGCTAACGTCAAGACTCAGTTCGGTATCACTGATTACCGTCTCATTCTAGACGAGAGCACAACAACACCTGACCTAGTTGATCAGAATGTTGTTTACGCAAAGATTATGATTAAGCCAGCCAGAGCAATCGAATACATCGCTATCGACTTCATCGTTGCTTCTACCGGCGCATCATTTGACGATTGATAAACGGGGGCTTTTCGCCCCCATCAACTACTTATTACTGAATACACAGGAGAACCTAAAACATGCCATTCTGGTCAACTAACTTCGGACAGGACGCAACCCTAAAAGATCCAAAACGCAACCACAGATTCATTGTTGAATTTGGTGGAATTAACGCTACTCCCGGCGGCGCTGTAGCTTGGTACGCTAAGACTGCTCAAAAGCCTTCATTTGCAATAACGCCCTCAGAGCACAAGTATCTAAACCATACTTTCTATTACCCCGGTGGTGTTACTTGGAATGAAGTCTCAATCACTATGGTTGATCCAGTTGATCCAGATATGTCTGCTACCTTCTCTGATATTATCACTCAGGGAGGTTATGCACCACCGACAGATACCAACAGTCTTGGTACCATGTCGAAGGCTAAGGCTGCTTCTGCTCTTGGTTCTGTTACAGTTACCCAGATTGATTCTGACGGTAACCCACTAGAGACTTGGACTCTATGGAACCCATTCATCTCAGACATCAAGTACGGTGATTCCCTAAGCTACGACAATGCCGATCTAACAGAGATTTCTATCACCCTTCGTTATGATTGGGCAAGAATTGAGACAACCAACGACTCCAAGGCAGTTACTGCTGGTGGTCGCGAGTTCTTCAAAGTTTGATAAAGACAATATAAAACGCGAGGTGTAAATTGTCAAGAAATCAGGATCGCCTAGGCGGCGTTCAACAGCCTGATACGAGCCCTCCACCCCAGCAAGGTGGTGGGGGTTTCTCGTTTGTAGTTCCAACAGAGTTCGTGGATCTACCATCACAGGGTCGTTTCTACCCACAGGGGCACCCACTACATAACCAAGACAGCATCGAAATCAAGCAGATGACTGCCAAAGAGGAAGACATCCTCACTTCGAGAACACTACTAAAGAAAGGTGTCGCTCTAGAAAAGCTAATTGAGAGCCTTATTGTAGATAAATCAATCGATCCATCTACTCTCCTAATTGGTGATCGTAATGCTATAGTTATAGCAGCAAGGGTATCGGGATACGGTAACCAGTACAACACAACTGTTACTTGCCCGTCTTGTGAAGCAAAACAAGACTATGGCTTCGATCTGAATTCAGCAAATATTATCCACGGCGTTACATCAAGAAAAGATCTAGAAGCTACAGATAACGGAGATGGAACTCTCACTTGTGTTTTACCAAAAACACAAATTACCGTAGTCGCTAGACTCTTAACTGGTAGAGAAGAAAAAACGATATTAAGCCTAAATGATAAGGCGGGGCTTATTTCCACTCAGCTACAATCTGTTATTGTTAGTGCTAATGGGGATTCTTCACCGCAAGCAATCAGCTATGTTGCTAACAATCTTCCATCTTTAGATTCCCGTTACCTAAGAAGTATAATCAAGAAAGCAACTCCAAACATTGATCTAACTCAAAAGTTCTCTTGCACTGAGTGTGGACACGAGCAAGAGATGGAGGTGCCGCTTACGGCGGACTTTTTTTGGCCTGACCGATGAGTACAATGAGGGAGTCTACGAACAGATTTTCTTCCTCAAGTACAACGGCGGTTGGAGTTTTTCCGAGGCTTACAGCCTGCCTATAGGGCTCAGAAATTGGTTTGTTAAGCGTACCATCAAGCAGATAGAAATGGAAGCAGAAGCGATGGAGCAAGCATCAAAAGGTGGCGGTAAGTCGCAAACTTTGACAGCACATAATAACCCGACAGTTTCGTAAGATCCGTAAAAGACCTCTTTTTGGGGTCTTTGCTTTTTATATGCCTGCCTATTTATAGGGAGAGGTATCTATATGGATCCAGCAGAAATACAAAAGTTTTTAGATCTTCTTAACCAAATTGGCACTGGTAAGGTAACAGATTTAACTAAACAGCAGTTAAAACAACTAGCTGAAGCATTCTCCACTCTAAGTGGTGAGCAATTATCAGCAGTTGAGGCAACAGGTCTATTAAGAGATGCTCAGCTAGCGGCAGCAGGAGACAGAAAAGCGGCATTAAAGCTGGCTGAAAGAGCAGCTAAAGCGCTTAAAGAAGAGGCAGACGCTACTCTTGAAGCTGCTAAAGCCAAAAAAGATAAAATAAAAGTTCTAAAAGCAGAAAACCAAGTAATTGAGGCAAACATAGATGCCTTGAAAGCACAACGTAATGCTGCAACCGATCCTGATGAGATTAAAAATCTAACAAAAGCTATTGCTCAACAAAACCAAGAACTTGAAAATAATAATAAAAGATTAGATAAACTCACAAAACAACAATCTGCTCTTGAATCATCTTTGACTAGTGTTGCTAAAAGTTTTGGAGAAGTGGGCAAAGCCTCGCTTGCCGGAAAAGATGCAGGAAATAAATTTGCTGGCTCCATAGGGGGAATCGCAGATTCCTCCATACAAGCCCTTTCTAGTATGGGCAAGTTTAGTGCTGGTATGGCTGGTGTCTTAGGAGTAGGTCTAGAACTCGCCAAGGCTGTGGTTAGTTTAGCAGCAGATTTGGCAAATGCATCGAATGCTTTACAGAAAGCATCCGGCGTATCAGTTGGATTTGCTGACTCTATTATGTCTGGCTACAAAGAAACTCGACAATTTAATGGCTCTATAGAAGAACTGTCTGCAACAGCCACTGAATTGACAAAGAACTTTACTGACTTCACGATGATGAGTGGAGAGGCAGCAAAATCATTAGCAATTACAGGCACACTAATGAGCAAGCTTGGTGTCTCAAACGCTGACTTTGCAAGAGGTATACAAATGTCAACCAAAGCTTTTGGAATGAGCGTAGAACAAGCAGAAGACACTCAGTTACGCTTGGCTGCCTTGGCTATGGATATTGGAGTTGCCCCTTCTCAAATGGCTGCTGATTTCGCAGCAGCAGGACCACAGTTGGCAAAATTTGGAAGTGATGCCGAAAGAGCGTTTAAGAATCTCGCAATAACAGCTAAGTCAACTGGTATTGAAGTTGGAAGGCTTCTCCAGATTACAGAAAAATTTGATACGTTTGAGGGAGCAGCAGAGCAGGCAGGCAAGCTTAATGCTGCCTTGGGCGGTAACTTTGTCAACGCTATGGATATGATGACTGAGACTGATCCTACTGCTCGCTTTGAAATGATGACAAACGCAATCAAAGACGCTGGGCTTTCTTTTGATGATATGTCTTACTATCAACGTAAGTTTTACGCTGATGCTATGGGCTTATCAGATGTTAGCGAGTTGGCTCTTGCTCTTTCTGGCAACACTGCTGCTTTGGGCAAAGAGGTGGGCAAGACATCTGCTGATTACGAAGCTATGGCTGAACGTGCCGCTTCCGTACAAAGCTTACAAGAAGAACTCAATATTGTTTTTGCTGATATGGTTCCGATTCTTATGGACTTAGTGAAGGGGCTCAGAACTGTAGTTGGCTGGATGAAAGAAAACAAAGAAATGGTGCAGGTTCTAACAGCGGGATTCTTGGGTCTTGGAATAGCAATTAACCTCGGAGCGGCACCTTTGTGGGCTTTGGCTGCCGCAGCAGCAGCAGTTGGTTATGTATTTTTTAAACAAACTTGGTCTTCTAATTTCGTTGAAGCTACAGAAAAATTAGGTAATGCTTTTGGGTATGTAGGAGAGATGGTATCTTCTTTGATTGGAGATATGTCAACTCTAAACAATATGTCCAACAAACTTGGCTTTGGGATGCTGAAGGGAAACAACAGTCTAAAAGTCTCCTCTGAAATGACAACAAAAAGCCTAGAAGGATTGAGTGACCAGACCGCCGAAACGGCGTCGATTACAAAAGCTGCCGCACCAATCATAGCTACTTCTGGAGCAGTCTCAAGCGCAATAAACAACTATAGTTCGTCCACATCTACAATAACCAACAACAACACCGGAGGCGGTGCTACAAAGGTTGAGATTGGTCTTGCCGATGGCTTCAAGGATATGTTCTCGGCAAAGGTTATAAATGAGGTTGTAACTAAGGGTATGGGAGGCTTGCTATAAGATGGCTTTCAAAGTAGATTCATCTTCTGATTTGATTTCAGAATTCAACCTGAGAAAATATCAAAACGAAGGTAACGCACTTGTAGACGGTTCTGAATACTTAGCAAATGTAAAAGAACAAGTAATATCCTTTTATTTTGAACCAACAGGCGAAACTGTATTCTTTAAGGCGTTTATCACAACCTTTAACGATAGTTTTACACCTTCTTACTCTACAACACAAGTATTTGGTAGAACAGACCCAATCCAGATCTATCAAAACACTACAAGACAGATCTCATTGGCATTTCAAGTTCCCGCTGCTTCTGAAGGTGAGGCATTCGAGAACCTTGGAAGAGTACAAAAAATTATTCATATGTTATATCCCGGCTATGCTAATTTGGATAATGCCCTAACGCTCACAGAAGCCCCGCTTACTAGAATCAAAGTAATGAATCTATTAAGTAATCAAAGTTCTTTTAAAGAAGCAAGAACAAATGATTCTGGACAAGATGTACCAGATTTGCTTGCTAGTGCCGAAATGGGTAAATTTGAAGATTATTACTCTGTTTACAAATCGACATCGGCACCAGACAAAGGAACTTTGGGTGTTATTACAAGTTTTACAGTAAATCACAATCTAGAAAACCCACAGATGGGAGTATTTGAAAAATCAGCAAATACAATTCTTCCAAAAGTTATAGACGTAAACTTGTCATTTACTCCGTTTCACGAAGAGACTATTGGAAGACTTGTTACAGATCCAAGAAACAGCAGTGTAGAAACCGGAACGGTAAATGTAGATGACTTCACAGACAGAATGAAAGGTTTTCCTTATGGTGTTGATCTTGGCAACAGCACAGGGCATAATTTAAAAACGGCAGGTGGTGCTCAAACAAAAGCAGTATCCCTGAGAAGAGACGCCGAAGAAGCAAGAAGAAAAGCAAGCGCAGCACAGCAAGAGCTTGATAAAGTAAAAGCCACAAACAGAAGAATCACAAGACAACTCAATAGAGCGAATAGACGAGCCGAAATAGATGATGCTTCAACAAATCAAGCCAAAACGAGCTTAGCATTAAGTCAAGGTGATGCTACATATGATTTAGCACAAGCTGAAAGAGAAGCCCAAGCTGCTGAACAAACTTATCAAGATTTTATAGAGTGAGAACAAAATGGGATTACGAGACAGCAAAAATAAAATCGTCCGAAACGATACTGAGCAATATAAAGAGTTGCTTGATCGCAGAGGTGTAAAAAGAATAACCCATTATGGTACCCCAATTGTAAGGCACCCAAGTGTAGAACAAAGAGCAAGCATCCCAACCACAGGGCATATTTGGGCTTATGGAGATAGGTTCTATAACCTTGCTCACAAATATTATGGCGACGCCAACTTTTGGTGGGTTATTGCTTGGTGGAATGGCTATCCAACAGAAGCAACCGTAGAGACAGGCGATTTCTTGGATATTCCATTAGATTTAAAGAAAGCGCTTAATGCGCTAGGGGTGTAAGATGGCGGATAAAGAATGGTGCATAGACGGAGACACTCCATATTCCCAGTTAGACTCTGCTATTCAGGTATATATCGCACAGTTTGAAAGAATTCACGCTCTTGTTCCTGAAGCTGAATGGGATGATATTTCAGCAGAATTTGGAGATGATGAAGACGCTAAAAAATTTAAACAAAAGCCAAAAGAAGTATATGGCGGAGAATGGTGGCAGTTAAAAGATCCTGTAGAGCCTTGGGGCTATGTTGAAGGATATCATAATGTTAAAGAAACAACTTTAACATTTTTAAGAACTGAAGAATTAAGAAAAAAAATTCTAAATAGTTTAAACGGCGGACCCTTTGACATAGCAACACAGAAATTTTTAAATTCTGAAGAAGTCGTTCTTGCTGGCGACGAAGAGCAACAATCAGGCTTACAGGGTATATTGGGCTTTATTAGTGCTTTTACAGTTATCTTAGAGTCTATGAATTTTACATATAATTCACTAGAAGAGTTGGTGAATAATTTTTATAGAGATTATTATCGTTTTTTTAACGATGAAATGGATCAAGCGTTTCAAGACACAATTGATAACGGAATAGAGCCACTCAGAAATGAACTTCTTTCATTTATGTACAACTGCCCTAATAATGAAGAAGAATTCGTAGATATATATGCTAACGCCGTTCGTGCTTTAAGCGCATTTGCAATTGCTGAAGCAGAGGAAAGAAACGAAGCTAGAAAACGAGCGCAGGGGGCGGCGGCTGGGAGGCTAACAGGGCTTGCGTATTTATATTTGACAGCATTAGGAATTGATGAGAAATTTGAAGATATAGAAAAACTAAAAAATAAAATTAATGAAAAAATCAAACAAGAGCTTGAAGAAGCATTTGCTGATAATTTAATATTTTCAGAGCAGTGCTTTATGCTAACCAACATAGATAAAATCTTACAGCACAGAAAAGCACAAAATCTAAGTTTTCCTTTACCATATTATACAGGCGAAGCTAAAGATCCTGATTTGTGTGGCTCTTCAATAGCGAACATAACCTCCAAACTAAATCAGCCACTATTGATACAAGGAGAGCCCTTCTCGTTTATGAATAAAATGGCTGTTGAGCCTGACCAGCAGTTTCTTTTTGATCTTATGCCTCACGAAATCTCTTCTCTAACTCCAAACATAGAATTATACAAAGTCGTATCAGAAGAGTTTGATGGAGAAGTAATAGAATACGAAATACCAATAAAGTTTGATATCCAAACTAAATCTCCAAGAATAGAAAATGTTTACAATTCACAGCGTGGAACAGGCGTCGGCGTAAAAAGCTTTAGTTTCTCATATGACGGGACAGATCCGTTTTCAGCAAAAAAAGCAATTTCAGCAGATTTGAGTATTTTTGCTTCTTCTTTTACAAAATTGATAGAAATTAGAGATCAGTATGGAAACACAAATCTAACAGATACTACGAATGTGCCGGGAATATATAGATATACTGACTTGGCTTTAAAGACAGGAACAGCAAAATTATCCTCTGATACAGAAACCCTAGATAACTCAAACTCAAGCAAACTTGAGCGAGAACAGCTAGATAAGCTCAACTTTAGATTAAAAGTTGTAGTTCAGTGGGCAGCAGCACCTGATGCGATAAGAAGCATCAAAAGAGAAGAAATAAAGAAAGCACTTTATAATTCTGCCATCACTATGTATTTGACCCCTGTAATTCATACTTTTGATTTTGATGATAATGGGGGCGTAACATTCAATATTTCCTATAAAGCATATATTGAAGATTATTTTACAAATGATAACTTTAATGTTTTTTCTGATCTTTCGGCAATTAGAGAATTGAGAAGACATCTTATTGATTATTTTAAAGATAAAAACTGCGATTTAATGAATGGAGAAGAATTCAAATTATTTCAACAAGCAGACTCTAGATTTATTATCAATAAAAATAGACAATCTTTAAATTCTATTATCTCAGGTCTTCATAATAGAAAAGTCATAAATTATCTCAATATGACCTACAAAGATATTGAAAACTGGATGAAAAATCCAGATAATTATGAGCAAGAAGTTCTTCCCATAGATAATGGTACTGATGGAGTGAAAGCTGAAGATGTTGTAGATGAAGCAATACAAAAATATGATGCGTCGAAGGATGAAGAAGACAAAAGAGACATGGGAGATCTAAGATTATCTCTTGTAGCAAATTCCCAAGATAATCAAAGTATAGCTTTTTTCTATCTATCTGATTTAATTTCTGTAGTTATGAATATGATGGAAACAAATTTTGCCTCATATGATGATATGAAAATTCTTAATGAAAAATATCTTACATCAATAGCAGGTAGCTTAACTAAAATAAATATTAATGATTTTAGATCAAAAATTAAAAAAGAATTACAAAAGAAAAAATATATTACAATTGATCAATTTAAAAAATTGAGAGTAGTTTTGGGTCCTATGGAGATCAGAAGACAACAAAATTCCATTCTATGTTCAGTAGGAGATATCCCTATTTCTTTGAATTACTTTATTGAGTTTTTGGCAGACAAAGTGATTGCGAAAGATTTAATCAATTATCCTTTATCAAAATTCATAAAAGACATAATAAATGAATTAGTTAGAGAGTTTTTGAATTCAGAAGACTGTAGTGCTGCTAATTCATCCCAAAGGCTCTCAATTAATAGCACTACAATAGTTGGATATAATAATCTAGACGACGGTACGGATACCATCACAGAACTGGGTCTAAAAATTTTAGGAAATCCAAAAGAGTCTGCTCAATATTATGGAAACTATTATCAAAAAGGAGTCTTTGTTTTGGATGAGATGGGAAGTAATGTACCCTTTCCATTAGTAAAAATCTCAGCAGATAGAAACAATCCTAATACTTCAAAGTCAATTGATATGATGACAAACTTCTATGTGTTTTCAGTAGGAAGATCATATCCAACAGAGAAGTATGTTGGAGACAGAGAGATAGACTCACAAAGCGGCATTTTTCATTACATGCTCGGACAAGACAGAGGGATTGTAAAAAGTATAAAATTACAAAAAACAAACACACCCGGCTTAAAAGAAGTAAGATTTGAGCAAGAAGGCTATGAGGGTCTAGAGCAGCTAAGAGAAGTGTATAATGCGTCAATCGAATGCTATCTCAATCCTCAAACATTCCCCGGAACATACATCTATGTACCACCAGAAGGTTTCTCACCCGATAGCTATCATATGCATCTGGTTGACAATAAGGGTAACCCAATAGATCTAACAAAATTTGGTATAGGTGGCTATTATATGATCACCAACACTAAGCATACTATATCTCCCGGTGTAGGAAACACCGCCATAGAAGCATCTTGGGTCGCCAGCAAAGACGGCAGTTATGGCAAAAGAGATCCCGAAACTAAGAAAAGAGGTGATGGGGAAGGCAATGAGAAAGTCAAGAAATGTAAGATTGCCGCACGAGGCAACACAAATAATAGGCAATAACAATGGCTACATTTTATAAAGAAAGTAATAATGAAAAAACAGAAGATTTGTACGATAAGTCACTTATTTACATTTCTGATATGTCTCAATATGCTAGAAAATATTCTTGCGTTGTTGACTTTGCTTTTGCTGAGAAAGCATTCTATGGAAAAGTTGATAGAGATTTCGTGACAATAGAGCCAAATGTAATCTCTAGGTTTTCTGGAATTCAAAATGCCGAATCTACAAATGCTCTTCAAGTTATGTCTTTTGTAGCAGACGCTTTCGCTGGCTTGTCTAGGCATTTCCAAAGGTCAGTACAGATAGGAGCAATCAGGCAAAATGATCCTTATCTATCCAATTTGGTTGCTTACGATGCTTACACAAATCCTTCTGAGGCGTACTCTGAATACTTTAACACTCTGATTGTGGCCATGTCAAGAGTGAAAGAGAGAAAAGAAATAAATTTTAAGAACTTTGATGAGTTTATCAAGTTTTTCGTTGATTTCTCAAAAGGAGTAGGTCGAAGATATCCAGTCACAAAAACGGGATACATTAGAAGTAGATTCAACACTCTATTGAATTCTGGTTTGGCTATAGAAGTTGCCGACATTGCTTACACAAATAATAATGAAAAAATAGAAAGTTTCGTAAACAGTCCTAATTTTGAATACTATCTAAATGCTTGTAATTCTTATGGCTTTATGGTTGATATTCGTGCTCCTTGGAGAATCATAGCAGATCTTGATTCAGTCGCTATAAGAGATTTTGCTAGCAGATATGGATATGACAGCACAGATGGAATTCTTTTAGGAGCATATAAGAAATCACATAATTCAGCACTTAGAGAACTACCAAATCAATTATTGAATATTTATAATGAACTTTCAGATGTATATACAGAATCTGAAAGCTGTAATGGAAGAACTAATACTGTCATAATAGAGCCAAAAGAATACACATTAGAAAATATTAATAATTTATATTCTGAAAGTTATTTTATTAATTTATATTGTATGTTAAGAATGTTAGAAGAAGAAAGCAAACTTTCAGAAGCAAGGCAGAAACAGATCATAACAGATACAATCAACTTGTCAAGAGTAAAGGATCTTCAAACCGCTCTCGGACGCTTTGAAAGAATCGTCTCTCAACCATTTGACTACAGAGGATCCCTGAGTTATGTTGTAAGGGAACAATCGAAACGAGAGGACACATGATTTTCCAGACACTTGACGACAAGTCAGAATGTGTCGGTGTTTATGTTGACGGAAAACTTCATTTCGACAACATCCCTAACGGACTGACCAAGACTTGGAAGTACACTGGCTCTGTTCAGGACGATCTGATCCAATATGCTTGGCTCTACACCGGAGGCAAGAACCTTCAGGAGACTTGTCCCGAGAACCTTAAAGAAGAACTAACAGAGGTTCAGAAGACATTCAAAGCCTACATGAAGTCATTTGAGATCGGTAAGATCAACTTGAAAGACAACTGCTTCTTTGATCTCGTTCCATCAGATTTCTTGATGGAGTTCTGCGAGGTTCGCAACAAGATCACTCAGCATGTCTTCGACACTTATGAGAAACCAGCGAACTACGATCACCTTGATCGTGTCTACAAACTGCTTCACAAGATACGCTATCAGCGTCTTAAGATCAACGCCGACGACTGCCGTCACCTAATGACTACTACAAGCGACCGAGAAGACATTAAAATGCTCATAAATCGTAAGTCGCCCTACGTTGACTATAACCTTTTTGGAACGGTCACAGGGCGTCTCACGACCAATAGAATAAGCAATCCGATCCTTACCTTGAAGTCCAAGTTCCGAGAATTGATCAAGCCAACAAACGATTGGTTTATCTCTCTTGACTACAACGGGGCAGAGATCCGAACGTTCTTGGCTCTATCTGGACATGAACAACCACAGGAAGACATTCACCACTGGAACATGCGGCATCTTTATGCTAGCACGCCTGTTGATCGTGACGAAGCCAAGGTAATGTTCTTCTCTGCGTTCTACAACAACAACGATATGTCTCTCAATGGCTCCGTCTACAACCGAGACAAGGTTCTGAACGAGAGTTACAAGGATAATAAGGTTACTACTCCGTTTGGAAGGGAGATTGAGGTGGATGAGAGAAGAGCATTCAATTACATGATCCAGAGCACGACAGCAGATCTAACACTTGACCGCGCTGTTGAGTTGGATAAGGCTTTGAAAGGCACAAAGTCACACGTTGCGTTCATAGTTCACGACGAAATCGTTCTGGATCTACACGACGAGGACAAACACCTTGTTCCGCAACTAAAAGAAATCTTCCAGAACAACAAACTTGGTAACTTTATGGCGAATGTGAAGGCTGGGAAGAACTATGGGAAACTCAAGGAGTTGAAGCTATGATTTCGC